TGAACCTTGTGAAATGAAAGATGATAGGCATAAGTTGGTTGATATTGAAGGAAAAACTGATACTGCGTACAAATTCCAATTAGATTCTTTTAATAAAGCGTATGACGATTATTTGGGCCAAATTATGAATGGTCTCGATGACAAGCATTATGTTAGAATTGGAAAATTGAGTGTTGATGCCACATTAGCCGGATATGATGGTGTGCCGGGCATTAATTCTATGGAGTTTAGTACTGCAGCTGGTTTTCCTTTGAAAGGAACCAAAAAGCAATTTGTTGAAGAATCTCAGCGTTATGTAGAGGGAATTTCTTGTCCGCGTGATGTGGATGAAGAAATTCTCAATGAAATGAAACGTCTTGAGAAGGAATTGAGTGAAGGAAAAAGAGTTAATACTGTTTTTAAGGCTTCACTTAAGGATGAGCCTGTGAAAACTACGAAGAAGAAAGTTCGTGTTTTTGCAGGTTCAAATATGCCATTTACCATGTTGGTGCGCAAATATTATCTAACTCTTTCTGCTTTAATGCAAGATGAGAAGGAATTGTTTGAGTGCGCTTGTGGTGTAAATGTGTATTCTCCTGAGTGGGATGCTCTTATGAAACATGTTTTTAAACATGGTAAGGAGCGGATGATTGCAGGAGATTACAAAGCATTTGATGGCAGAATGTCGCCAAGATTTATGTTGGCTGCATTCAAAATCCTTATTGAAATTGCTATTAAGTCCGGAAATTATGATGATGAAGATATTACTGTAATGCGTGGCATTGCAGCCGAAATCACCAACCCGACTTATGATCACTTTGGCACTTTGATTCAATTCTTTGGATCAAATCCATCAGGACATCCTTTGACTGTTGTAATTAATTCGATAGTAAATTCTCTTTATATGAGATATTGCTATTATGAGATTGCAAAAGAGGAGAAGTGGTGGAAAGTACCAAAATTCAATAAGGTTGTGGCATTAATGACTTATGGTGACGACAATGTTATGTCTGTCACTAAAGGTTATGATGCCTTTAACCATACTCGTATTGCTAAAACTTTGGCAAATGCTGGATTAGAATATACTATGGCTGATAAAGAATCTGAGTCCGTGCCGTATATTACAGCTGCGGAAGCAGGTTTCTTAAAGCATAATGCTGTATATGATGAAGAATTGAAACTTTATCGTGCAGTTAT